TAATAGCCAGATGCAGGCTCAAATAGCATCTAATGGATCCGCTGACAAAAGGCTAGTGGCTGCCGTAGCCCGTGCCCTTGATTCTAAGCTCACCAAGAAGGGCCGTCGCAAGTCCAAACAGGTGGCCAAGGAAAAGTCTATGGGTATCACTTCTGTTCGTGATGTAGCCAAAATGATCGATGATCCTTGTGGTTCAGCTTTAAAGCCTGGACTATATGGGTCTGCGAGTGGCTATCTTTCACGTTTTCATGGTGTGTATGCTCCACAGAGCTTGACCTCTGCCCCTTCTTGCGGCATCGTCCTCTGGTCCCCTAACTACTCAAACGTCGGTGCTGTCAGTGCCACTTCGGCTTGTTGGAATTCGATTGTTATTAGTGCTAACAGTCCTTCTGACACTTTGTCTTTTGCTGGGGTTGGCGGGCTGACCTCGGGGTCGGGTTCTGGTCTTAAGGATCCAGCCTATGACTTCGTCAATGGTGGTGTTTGTGCCGGGGCTAGGTGTTTGTCTGCCTGTATTAGGTTTACCTATACAGGCCAGGTTACCTCCACTGCCGGCCTCGTCAGCCCTATTCGGGTGCCTTTCAGTGTTATTGATGGTATCGTTTCTGGTACTATCACTCCTACTGTTAACACTTTCCTCCAATTTGCAACCGGTACTCAGCGGTTGCCTCTTGATTCTTTGGAGGTTAAGTGGAGGCCCACGGCTGACGATTCCTACCGCACCTCAGCTAGTGGCACTGCTGTTGCTGGCGACCATCCTTTTATCCGTTCGACGGCTGGTGTTTATAACGTTGGTAGTAAACCGCAGACGGAACAACCGGAGCTTATTGGTTTCGTGTTCCGTGGTCTTGCGGTTGATGCCAGCGCTAATATCCAATTTGATTTTTACAAGAACATTGAGTGGGCTCCAGAGATCACCTCCGGATTGGCTTACCAGCCGTCCGTGCAGATGTCTGATGCGGGCAATGCCCAGCGTGCCCTTGCGTTCTTGGATCGCACCAAACCCGGATGGGATCAGGAGATAATTAGTGTGGGGAAGAGCTTTGTTGCAAAAACGGCCATGGCTGCCTTTACCTTAGTCTAGCTTTCCATTTTACTGTAGCTATGTTCCTTGTTTTAGTGCAATGTCGCATATCGTGGTTGCGACTTTCTATAAATATATATATAAAAGAACTACATATGAGTTTTGGTCTGGGATACCAGACGGCCAACCCTAACTTGTCTGTGGTAGAAAAATTTGTTTTAGCTTTTGCATATAAAGTCCACG